AAGACTTTACACCTAAAATCGTTCTAGATTGTAAAGTTACACCATTAATAGAAATATTTTCATTAACTAAAAATGTTCCAGATGTTTGTCTTACAACTGCAAGATTATCACTAGTTCCTGCAGAAACAACATATCCAGTAGCACCACTGCTATTTCCTGTAATAATTGATCCTGCTGGTAATTCTGTTGCAGTTAATGAATTATTTAAAGTTAAATGTGTATAAAACTGAATATCATAAAGATATAAATCCCATTTTGTCTTTGCTCCTTCATAAGCAGCATCAGTAAGTTTACATAAATAAATTCTTGCAGATCCCAATTCAACTCCACCTGGAGTTGAAGTTGCACCATTTCTTCTTCTACTGTAAAAATAGACTGTGGATCTATTTACAGGAGCTCCGTAAATATTATTGATTCTTAAAATATTACCCATCTTAAAGGGTACTAAAGCACCAGTAACTGTTTGAGTATCTCTTGGTTTTTCAATATCTAAAATAGTTGTGCTGGTTTTTTCAACATCATATCCTTTTACATATGCTTTGCCAGGACTTATAGTAACACACATTAAATCATCTGAAGGTGTATTTCCTCCAGTTGTAGTATTACCATCAAAGTAAATTCCATTATTACCTAATAAATTATTTAATGAATTATTGATAGAAATATTAAATGGTGTTACTGTGTAATTACCAGATTCATCATAAGTTCTCTGGGCAAGATAATCTTTTATTAAATTGTAATCAGTTTTATTCTCTATTCTTTTAAGAAATCCATTTTCAACTCTTAGTAATTCTATAAAATCAGTATCATTTATATCAGATAAAGATTTTTTTGTTAATGATAAATTTATTTTTAAACGATCTGCGCCAGGAGACGCAAAGTTTGTAAATCCTTTTGCATTATCAAATAAAGATTCATCATCTTTTGTTGTTATAATATTCTCAGATACTCTTAAACCAACTCTATATGAAGAAATATTATTATAATAATCTAGTATTATAGTTTGTTTGTTTACATTTACAAAAGTTCCTCTGACAAAATATACACCATTATCAATTGAAACTGAAGATCCTAATGCAGTTGCATTATCAGATATTAATGATGCAAAGGGAGTTCCATCAGATATTAGTACATTATTTATTCCATAGGATACTGGTTCAGTTGATAATAAAGATTCTCCATTTAAAAAGACTGATTGATTGAAACTATTATCAGAATCTAAGTACTTTACATAAATTGTAATATTTTCTACACCACTACTATTCGGAAAAACTACTTCTTTTACAATTGCTGATATTCCAGATACCTCTCCTCTAATTATCTGACCAACATATTTTTCTATGTACAGTGAAATGTCCACCCCGAAAGATGTAGAATTTAATTTTACTGCACAATATTCTGAGTCATATGATACACCACCAGGTATTACCATAGAACCTTCTTTGAAAATATGACTTCCAAAAGATTCTATTTGGTTTTGTAAAATAGACTGTATTGTATTTAATTCTCTAGACTGAACTGGCTTTGCCGGATTGAAAAGAACTTTATAAAAGTTCTTTGTGGAATCAAAGTCATCAAAATATGGATTAACATTGAGATTAGTTTTTTGTGCCATTTTTTAAAATTCTAGAATAATTTTAATATCTTCTTTTTGTCTAGAGTTTCTTTGTACTAAAGGTCTGTTATCGATGTAAATAATATCTCCAGATGTTTTATTTATTTCAGGACTTGCGATACCAGAAGTAAAAGATACATCAAGGTTAATTATTTTATTTTGAACTGTTAATGTCGATGCACTAAATGATGAGTCTATAGAACATAAAAATCCACTGTCAATGCCTCTAACTGAACCACCAGAAGAACTAAAATCAATTGAAGCATTTGCCGAAGAAGAAACACCAACATAATCAGTTTGATCATATGTTGATTGATTATAGTATAATGATCTGTCTTTAAAATATTTTAAAACTTTTGTATCTCTATCATAAGATGCCACATATCCAACTACTTTATCTCCACTCGTCAGAGTTTGTTCTATTTTTTCACCAACAGTTGGTAAAGTTGAACCGGATGGTATGACTTTTAATGATGTTAAACCAGAAAATCTGTCTGAAGTATAAGATTCTGTCGATATAAATTTAGTTGGATTTTTTAATATTCCAATTTGAGCAAATTTTGTATCTACAGGGAAATCTTTGGATGAATCATCAAATCTAGAGTAGATTAAAACCTTATCTGATCCCATTTCTCGATATAAATCATATCCATGCCCTCTTGAAGGTGGTATTATTGGTATTAGTTTTGCTGGAAATGGAATAGTGTCTACAGTTTGAAGTGGACCAAGATCAACAATTCCATAAGTATATCCACTACCACCTGCAGTTACTGTGGTTTTTATTATTTGACCATCTTCGTTTGCTTCAACAAAAACTCTACCTCCAGACCCATCACCTAAAATATCTACTTCTCCTGTAGCATAATTACTTCCTTGACTTTCAATGTACACAAACTTAATTTGATTATTGTTAAGGGTAGAATCTCCATTATCTCTAATAGATTGTATTTGGGATAATGTTGAAGTTTCCCAACTATTTGGTAATGGTATATATTCAGTGGAATCAAATTTAATAATATCTGTAGGGGGAACAGTAAATAGATATTTCCAAATATAACCATCTCCACTATTGCCGGCTCTAGATGGTTCTAAATCTGTAAATAGTGGTTCATCTTGAGATTGATTTCCAGTTGTATTGATACCACTAGAACCATTAGATATACAAATATATACTTGATACTGACTATTCATTACATAATAATTAGAATCATATAATCTAGCCCTATTAGTAACTGCAGATGGATTTGTGACACTATAATCGTGTCTATACATATCATATCTTACACCTTGCGTCCAATCAATCTTTCTTACACATCTCCTAATATTTTGAGATGTTACTTTTTTTCCATATAAAATAGTGTCTCCATAATGAGGAAGATAATCAAAATTATCAGTAGGATTTGGCAACACTGCACTATCAGCATCAACTAAATCTGGACTGTCCCAATTTTCACTTCTACCAAATCCATTTATTCCCGGATTTGGTAGACCAACAAAAATATAATAATTATCAGTCCCAGTATCTATTGAATTAATAAAATTATTTGTATTTAAAATTCTAAATTGGTCTGTAACAAAGGCTGGCATATTAACCTGGTTTTTTTACTATTTATATTATGTTGTTAAATCTTTTTTAAGAGCACCTGTCTTTCTTAATCCATATCCTTTTCTTTGAATTGTTGGATAAGTTGTCAAACCAGAATTAACCTCATATCCACTTACACCTATAGAGACAGGATTAGAAGATCTAGTAAATCCACTAATTTTACCCCAAGAGAATTTTCCTACAGGATTGGATACTACACCAGTGGTTGCAATACCAACAATATTTGTAGTATTTGATATATTGCAAGTTATAATTCCAGTAAGAGTATCAATTCCGTGTACATAATAAATGTTATCTAAGACAGATGTTGATACTCCAACAATTTCACTTTCACTTTGATCTATAGTTGTTAATCCAGTACCAACCTGAGTATCAAAAATATAAATTGGATATCCAACTGAAAGATCTGAATAAACTTCATCGGATTTAAATAATTTAAATTCTATAGCTAAATCCGTACCAATTCCAGTTGTTGTTCCGATACCAGTAATTACTCCGTCAAAACCAACAACAACATTTGCATTCAGACATTCTTCAAATTCAATAGTAGGATAATCTATTATTACTTGTGGTGGATTTGTATTAGTATAACCAAATCCTGGGTTGATAATAGTTACATCTGATATAGATCCGGATGAAATAGTTAATGATGCTGTAGCAGTTGTACCAACTCCAACTCCAACTCCATAATATGGATTTGATATTTTTATGTTTACAGATCCTCCCGTATAACCGAAACCACTATTTACTATAGAGAGTGATTGTATTGTACCTGATGCAGAGACAACTGCAGTTACAATACCAACTTCTATAGACTCATTAGATGGAATTATTAGAAGATTAATTTTTTCCGTAGGAAGTTCTTCCTCATAATCAAAGAAACTTGCATTATCAACAAATACTTCAGTATCTGCTGATGAAAAATCTTTTATAATTTTTGCAGTTGGATATACTTGAGGTTCTAAAGAATCTCTAGATTTTGAGTATACGATATCGTTAATTATAATATCTTCTTTTTGTTTTATCCAAAATACTGGTTTTTGATTTTCTTCATCTACTCCTTGTTCAGAATATAAATTAGTTTCCATTAAATCCGATGAAATAAAGTCAAAAACAGTCCTTGTATTTTGAGTAACTGTATTTTGTAAATTAGAATTATTACTATAAATCTGTACAGTATCACCAACTTGAATTAGTTCATCTACTTCTATGTTTAGAGAATCTACATCTCTAGTTCCAACATAAAAATAAATTTCTACATTATCATTAACCTTTGGAGCAGTTAAGAACCTTACTGACGATCCACCATTAAATTCATAAGCAATTTTTGGTTCTTGAAGAATTCCATTTACAAAAATAACTAATAATGAATCAAAATCTATAACCTGAGAATCTGGATCATCAATGTTTGTTTGGAAACTTAAAAGTTCACCTTCATAATATAATGGATAGTTTAATCTTGACCCATTTTGGAAACGTCTTATAGAGTCAATTAAATTTAACTCTCCAAATTGCCACGCAGCAAAATCATCATTATAAGTTTCTAAAACTGCAAGTTTAAATTCTTCTATTGGATCTGATAAATCTTTTGCTGTTACTAATCCAACTGGTTTAAAAATATCACCTCTTCTAAAATTATAACCAGGTCTTGTAATTTTGAAGGATGAAACTTCAAATAATGTAGTACCAATACCAACATTATTGGGACTTGCACCAACTTCAACATTCATTAATAATCCAATTCCAGTATCAGTTGTTTCACCAATTCCCAATCTTGATACTCCTATAACTGGGAGATTTTCATAACTTGGTGGTGACACTTGAATTATTGGATTGCTATATCCTGTTCCACCTGCCCCTACAGTAAACGATAAAGTTCCACCAGGTCCAACAGACGCAGTTATAGTTGCAGGATCTCCTACGTGCCCAGATTCAGTCACTCCAATTGAAATAGTTCCTCTATATCCAGAACCAAAATTTAAATCTTCGTACCAAGGATATATTGTTCCATAACCAACATAGTAATGTGGTAAGGTACTTGTGCCAACTTGAACTGAGAATGATGTTGTACCAACGCCAACAAGATTTAAAGAATAATTATGAGATGGGAAGTAAGAAACAATTCCTGGATTTGAAGGACAAGTAAATGCTAATCCAACAATTTTTACTTGATTAGCACCAATAAGACCATCTGTAGAAGGTGCAAAAACTCTTAATATACCAGTTTCATTATTATATGAAACCGTAGTAAATGCAATTGAATTTCCTGTTGCTGCTATACCAATTATGTCAGTAATAGCACCATTTACATCCAAAGATGCTTTTACTTTTGCTCCAACCAATGGGGCATATCCAAGACCTGCAGTAGATCCTAAAGAAACAATAATTCCACCTCTTGGTAATTGGTTTTGGTTTACGTCTGATTCGGAAATTGTAATTTCATCATTGTCATTTCTTATTCCACTGAAAACAACACTAGTAATTCCAACTGAAGGATTTTCTACAATTTTAAAATTATAATCTGTTATATTTTCAGTAAGTGGAGTCTGATAAATTCCATTTATGAATAATATGCCATTTCCAGATGTAGTACCCAAACCAACAGTAGTAATTCCTTGAGACTTTAATATAAATGTTTCACCTATACCTGTAAACTGTGAAGAGATATCATCAAAAATAACATTTGTAGAGTAATCTTGCCTTAAAAATACTCTTCCACTAAAACTTGCTCTAGATCTCTCTAAATTTCTTTCATCCTTTGTAACTAAGTCAAATATGTTTCCTCTAGGGGGTTGTGTAAAATATATTTCATCTTCAAATATGTTATAAGAACCTCTGTAAATTCTAACCTCTGAGTCATCTAGATGTGAAGTTGCCGAAGTTCCAACAAATCCTCTTTCAACTTCTACAATATTCTTATCTCCAGTAAAGAACAATATTGGACCAGAATTACTAGTTCCAATTCCAACATTTAAAACTTGCATGTATTCATCATCTATTTTCAATAAATCAGTTGGTTTAATTGAACTTATTCCACTTAAGGTGAAGAAAGTAGATCCAATGGAAATTTGGCCATCATTACCAGACAAGGAATGTGCTATTCCAGTATAAGTTAATGGATATTGTGCCAAGTTATTAATAGTAATCAGAGATTTTTCATTCTTTTTGTACATTTCAAACATGTGAGCATTACCTTCACCAAGATCAGTAAATGTAACTCCTGTTCCAGAATTTGCATTTGATTCAGTTAATGCAATTTTAAATTGACTATTTGATAACTTAATAGCATAAACACTTGAAGGTAATCTATCTGTTGAAATTCCAGTATCAGTTATTGATCCAGACGGAATTCCCATGGCACTTTGACCAAGACCAATAAAAGTTGATTTTGGTTTATAAATTAAATTTTCTCCAGTACTAAAGAAATGATTATCTATTGTAAAAACACCAGTAACAGGATTTAAAACATTAGTGTCAAAAGGATCAAAAGATTTTGAAAATATAGGAGTATTTCTATATCTTAATTTAAAGTTCAATCTATTAATATTGTTTGAATTTAATCCAAAATATTTTGCAATATTTAAATTCTCATACAGTGGAGTCAGTGAAAGAGGTTGAGGAATATTTATTTCATCTAAGAATGTATAAAAAACTTCATTATAATGCTGTACAGTTATAGATTCTCCATTAAATTCATTGTAAGGTGTAAATATTACTTCAAATTTGTTTTGATCTACGAAAGAACTAAATGTTCCTATTCCAGAATTGCTTCCAATCATTAAAATTGGATATTCTACAACAATGGAATTAAGATCATCATGAATAGTCATTAATTGATGTAATGAACTAGTATTCCCAACACTGACTTTAACAAGAGATTTTACACTAGAGAAAAGTTCAGAATCATATGAGAAGATTGTAGAAGATGATGAAACAGTAGATGTTCCAGAGTCTAATATAACAGTTCTTTCGCTAGTATCTGATTGTCTTGTTGATTTAAATCTATATGTACCTATTCCAGAAGAAGTATCGTCAAAACAGATAGTTTTTGTTCTAACTGTAATATTATTTTCTGATTGATTTAAATAATTTAATTTTATTAGTCCACCACTTACTGACAGTCCAAATGATCCTATAAATCCGTAACTAAAATCATTCTTATCATTTCCATCAAAATAATAATCACTATAATAAATATCATTCCCATCATAAGTTGCATAAATTTCAACATAATTCATCTCAAAAGTAGTTTTATTTAAGACATGAATTTGTGAATAAAATGAAGTATATAGTGAAGAATCTAATGATAAAATATCTTCAGATTCTTCTGGTACTATTACATTTACCGTATTGAATATATCAGATGATCCTACAGTTAAAGAAGATTCTGATTCCAATGTAGTTAAAAATCTACTTCCTAATATTTTTATTTCATAGTCAATATCATATGGGTTTGTTGGTGTGAATAAGAAATAATAATTTTTAACATCATCAACTACTGAAGTTATTTCAGCAATTTTTGTACCAAATACGTTTGAATCTTCCCCAATACCATATAAATTACTTACTGTATTTTTTTCAAGGAAAAATGCATCATCATTATTTTTAAGGGAAATAATTTCAGAAAATTGAACTTCATTTATACCATCCTCCACTAAATTTTGATCAGTAGATCTTATTTGAATTAAAAATCTTCCATAAAGTTGATCTTTTGGGAGAGATAAAATAACTTGATTCAATCTTTGTTCATTATCATCAGAACTGGAAAATTCTCCGCTTATATCGTCTATTTGTAAAACTCTATTAGTTCTTGCTTCTACATAATCAGTTAATCTTAAATTTTTAAATCTTATAATTCTAGATACATCAGAAATTGTATCATAATCACGAACAAAATCTAAATTTTTAATTACATCAACTCTAGATTCGGATATAAAAGATTGTATTGAATCTATTCTTGAACTTGGCACTAATCCTGTAGAAACTATTCCACTAGTAACTGACGAAATTTGTGTATCGGCAAAATTCTTAGTTCCAATTGGGTGAACCATAGAATTAACAAGGGAAGAAATTTGATCCCAAGTTTTTTCACTCTTTATAGTATATGATAAATTTTGGTAATAATCATTGTCTGGTAAGTATTGGGAATCATTACTGAGTTTACCTATATCGTCTTCCCAATCTAAAGATTTAATATTTTCTGCTCCAACTATAAAAGAACCGTTAACAACAGATAAATTTTCAACTGTAGCTAAATATCCACTAGAAAATCCTTTTATTATATCACCTATACTTAACTGATAATCACCAGAAAGTTTTAAATAATTTTTATTAGATTTTTCAACAATTAAATCGGTAATAATAATATCATCAGATTGTGAAACAACTGCTATTTGTTCTCCTAATTCAAATATACTATAATCTTGTTCAACACTAAAAATCGGATAATTAGATTTTTTAACTATAGTAGCAAAAGTATTAATTTGGAATGTGACTGCAATTCCTGGATCACCATACAATTCTGGTATTTGAATTTCCATTCTTCCAGGGTTTGAATTTGAAGTGTAATC